ATGTTACTTCAGTAGGTGGTCTTGATAGCGCTTATGTTACTGGATTACCTGTTTCAACATTTACTAATGACGCTAATTATCTTGATTCAACAACAGTTACCGGTGTTATTGATCAAACATATGTTCAGAATAACCAAATCAAGTATACGACTGCCGACTTTACCGATAGTGCTTACGTTACTAGCGTCTTACCAACATTGGGTGGCGACTTTGTCGATTCGGCATATGTTACTAGTGTCTTACCGACTTTAGGTGGTGATTTTGTTGATTCGGCTTATGTAACAAGTTTACCAGTAAGTACATTTAGTAACGATGCAAATTATCTTGATAGTACGACAGTCACTGGTGTTATTGATGCAACTTACGTACAGAATAATCAGATTAAGTATACAACAGCAGATTTTACAGATTCAGCTTATGTCGCTTCAGTATTACCAACGTTAGGTGGAGATTTTGTCGATAGTGCTCAAGTATCGGCAATCATTATAGCAGATGTTATTAAATCATTCGTCGATGCTTTGAATATTAATGCTGTAGAACTAGGCGGAAATGATAGCGATTACTATAGATTAAATGTATATGATTCAGCTGGCGTGCTACTGAATTAAAGATATAAATAGGATTAAATAAGGATTAAATAATGGCTGCACCATCAACAAGACAAACATTGATAGACTTTTGTTTACGTCGACTTGGTTTTCCAGTGATTGAAATTAACGTTGATGAAGATCAAATTGAAGATCGTCTTGATGATACACTTCAATTATACCAGGAATATCATTTAGACGCAACTTTTAGAACATATTATACATATCAAATTACAGCTGATGATGTAACAAATGGTTATATTACAATTCCATCTGATATTCTTTATGTTATTAAACAATTCCCAGTTGCAAGTAGTACATCAGCAAGCGTAAACTTTTTTGATGTAAAATATCAAATGATGTTAAATGACATTTATGATATGTCTACGTTCGGCTCAGATCTTGCTTATTACGAACAATTGCAGCAATATCTTTCTTTGATGGATATGAAATTAAATGGTACGCCTCAGACTACTTACGCGCGTAGACAAGATCGTTTGTATATACATGGCGAATTCAGTACTCAAGATCAAGATTTAAAAGAAGACGATTACATTGTACTTGAAGTTATGAAAATTATTGATGAAGCAACTCATACCCAAATATATAACGATATGTTTGTCAAAGATTATTTGACTGCCTCAATTAAACAACAATGGGGTATGAACTTAATTAAATTTGATGGAATGGTATTACCGGGTGGCGTGAGTCTCAATGGTAGACAAATATACGATGATGCAACTGCGGATATCGAAAGATTAAGAGAAGCAATGCGATTAGAATATGAAGCGCCATTAAGCTTCTTTGTTGGATAGGATTATAAATGGCTGTCAATCAGTATTTAAAACCTGATGTACGTTCAGAACAAACACTTTACGAAGATATTATTATTGAGTCTATTAAGAATTATGGACAAGATGTAATTTATATGCCTCGTGATCTTGTGAATGTCGATACGATATTCCAAGATGATGCTGTATCAAAGTTTAGTTCAGCCTATCGCATTGAAATGTATATTGAAAATACAGAAGGTTTTGATGGAGATGGAGATCTGTTTTCAAAGTTTGGAGTCGAAATACGCGATGAAGCAACATTCATTATGGCTCGTCGGCGCTGGCTTAAACAAGTTTCTTATGTTAATAATGCAATTAATTTCTATCGCCCAAGAGAAGGTGATCTTATTTATTTACCTCTCTCAAAATCAATATTTGAAATTACAAAAGTCGAAGATGAAAGTCCATTTTATCAATTAAGCAATTTACCAGTATTTAAAATGCGTTGTCAATTATTTGAATACAGCGATGAAGATATGGATACGGGAGTTGCAGCGATTGATGGAATTGAAAATACTGGTTATACTAAAGAATTCGTATTGCAATCACATACATTACAATTTGAAATTGGTGAAACAGTTCGTAAAGTAATTGATTCGGATAACTCGATCTATCTTGACGCTGAAGTTACGGCTTGGAACGACGCAACAAATACTCTTTCTGTTGCTCATATTGGTCGATCAGATGGTAAGTTTGCTGAATATGCAGATTCCGATTCATTGACCGGATTGACGACAGGAGCAACCGGAATTATTAGTACTCGTACAGAAAAAATAGATATTAATGACACGAATCAGAATGCTGAGTTCGATACATTTGCTACAGATTTCATTGACTTTAGTGAGACAAATCCATTCGGAGATCCTGTATAATGTTTTCACAATATTTCTATCATCAAACAATAAGAAAAAGCGTATCAATATTTGGTTCACTTTTTAATAATATTAATATCATACGTAAAAATTCTTCTGGTGCCACGATTAGCCAAGTGAAGTGTCCATTGTCCTATGCTCCAAAAAGAAATTTCATTGAGCGGATTGCGAATATGGCGCAAGGAGAAGATGCTGAAAGAAAGCTTGCTCTTAAATTACCGAGAATGTCTTTCGAGATTAGTGATTTTACCTATGATGCAGCTCGTCAATTAATTAAAACAAATCAATTCAATACTCAAGCAACGACTGCTTCGAATACGAGTAGAGCAAAAATATTTAGTGGTACTCCTTATAATTTATCATTTGAATTAAACATCTATGCGAAATCGCAAGATGACGCGTTACAAGTTGTTGAGCAAATCATGCCTTATTTTGTTCCGCAATATTCTGTAACGATTAAACCTTTAGATGATGTTCCGTCTCATAAACTTGATATACCAATTATTCTTACAGGTATTAGTTTTTCTGATGACTATGAATCAGCAATTGGTGACCGAAGAACAATTATCTATACCCTTAGTTTTGATATGAAAACTGAATTTTATGGACCAATTGCAGATAAAGGTATTATCAAATCTGCAATTATCGATTTTTACGATCAAAATGCAGGTCTTAATGATTCCGATATTCATATTGAGAGATTAACAGTGACCCCAAATCCAAATACTATAATAGCGGATTCAGATTATGGCTTTGAAACAGCTATTGATTTGATGTATGATAACTAATGACAGAAGATGAAAAAAACAACGTTGATCAAGATTATAATACCGCAAGAGAAACGTATTATGATCTCATTGAAAAAGGTCGCGAAGGCCTAGAATGTATGATTGAAATAGCAAGAGAATCAGAACACCCTCGAGCTTTCGAAGTTTTGGCAACGATGATTAAAACTATATCAGATACTAATGGCGAATTGATGAAGCATAATAAAATGCTTCGAGATATGGATAAAAAAGAAGAAAAACCAGAAGGCGTTACCAATAATAATTTATTTGTGGGGACTAGCGCTGAATTACAAAAGCTTATTCAGAATACCGGTAATAAACCTGAATTATTAATAGATAATACAAAAGATTATAAAGATGATTAGATCATTGCTTTTAGGAATTGTAGCATATTTCGCTTTACCCGTCGAAGATACTTTTAGTAAAGATGTTTGGGAAGGTGTTTATGCCGATAACCAAGCAAAAAGAGGAATGCAATTATACCTTGAAAATTGTTCTGAATGCCACGGCTCTCAATTACAAGGACGTGAAGAAGCGCCAAGTCTAAAACAAGGCGCATTCATTTACAATTGGGATGGGATGCCTATTAGTATATTATTTCAAAGAATACGTGAAACAATGCCGATGGACGATCCAACAAGCGTATCGCGTAAAATAAAAGCTGATATATTAGCATATATTATGAAAGAAAACAATATGCCTTCTGGAAATACTCCTTTACCTTATCAGAATTCAAAGCTCAAAAGAATTCAATGGTCTGCTCAAAAGAACTCTAATAAATAATACTATGTCAGAATCAAAAGAATCCTATCTAGGAAACCCACGCGTTAAGCGCGATGGCGTTATTCAAGAATACCAAGAGCATGAGTTGAGTGAATATATTCGTTGCTCAAATGATCCTGTTTATTTTGCAAAAAACTATATAAAGGTGATTCACGTAGATCGTGGACTTGTTCCTTTTGATCTTTATCCATATCAAGAAAAAATGTTTAAACATTTTAGAGAAAATAGGTTTAGTGTCGTTCTTGCTTGTCGTCAATCAGGTAAAAGTATTTCTTCTATTGCATATATTCTTTGGTATATACTCTTTCATTCAGAAAAAACTGTAGCAATCCTTGCAAACAAAGGGGCGACTGCGCGTGAGATGCTTGCTCGTATGACACTCATGCTTGAAAATATACCATTCTTTTTGCAGCCTGGTTGTAAAGCTCTCAATAAAGGTTCAATTGAATTTAGTAATAATTCAAAAGTGATTGCAGCTGCAACATCAGCATCTTCAATTCGTGGTTTCTCCGCTAATATTATTATGCTCGATGAGTTTGCTTTTGTTGAAAAGGCTGCCGAATTTTATACAAGTACATATCCGGTTATTTCATCAGGTGAAAATACTCAAGTGATTATTACATCGACTGCAAATGGTGTTGGCAATCAATTTTATAAGATATGGGAAAGCGCGGTTCAAGGAATATCAGAGTTTAAACCGTTTCGCGTTGATTGGTGGGATGTTCCAGGTCGTGACGAAAAATGGAAAGCATTAACTGTATCAAATACATCTGAACTACAATTTCAAGTTGAATTCGGTAATACGTTTCATGGTACCGGTGATACTCTTATTAGTGCTGATTCACTTCTCAATTTAAAAGCAAAACCGCCAATTCATTTAATGGAATGGAATACGAAGATATATGAAGAAGCGAAGTCAAGCCATGAATATGTAATGATGGTTGATGTAGGGAGGGGAATAGGTCAGGATTATTCTACTTTTAATATAATCGATATTAGCGTTAAACCGTTTAAACAGGTAGCTACTTTCCGAAACAATACTATTTCTCCTTTGCTATTCCCTAATATTATTTATAAAATGGCGACATTTTATAATCAATGTTTAGTTGTAGTCGAAAGCAATGATCATGGAGTCGTAGTTTGTAATGGTCTTCATTATGATCTTGAATATGAAAATCTTTTCTTTGAATCGGCTGTTAAATCCGATAAGCTCGGCGTCAATATGACCCGAAAAGTAAAAAGAATCGGATGTTCAACATTCAAAGAATTATTAGAAAATAATAAGCTTGAAATAGTTGATGAAGATACGATTCATGAAATCACGTGTTTTGAGGCAAGAGGTAATAGCTTCGAAGCAAGTAGCGGAAATCATGATGATCTTGTAATGAATTTTGTAATGTTCGGTTATTTTGCTGGAACAAATTATTTTAATGAGCTCACTAATATTAGCTTGAAAGATTTATTATATCAAAAGCGTATACAAGAAATCGAAGATGATATTGTTCCGTTTGGTTTTATTGATAATGGTAGTAATAATGTGCAACAAACAACACCAACTCAAGATGGATGGCTATATGATGAAAACGATAAATTCTTCTAAATTATAAAAATTATAAATAGTATCAAGATTGAAACAAACCGTATTATGATTCATATTATTTTAACTAGTTGACAAGGATTTAACTAACCATGGCATTATTTACTCCATCAGAATCTCCGGCTATTGTAGTCAAAGAGATTGATTTAACAGGGGTTGTTCCAAATGTCCAAACTACAACTGGAGCCTATGTAGGAAATTTTAGATGGGGACCAGTTGAAGTTGCAACACTCGTAGATAACGAGGCAACTCTAGTAAGTACATTCGCATCACCCGATAACAATAATTCCGTAGACTTTCATTCAGCAGCATACTTTCTACGGTATTCCAACTCTCTTCAATTAGTAAGAGAAGTTACAAGCGCTGCTAAAAACGCTCACGACTCAGACGCGGCTGGCACACCAACGGTAAAAAATGAAGCCGATTGGGATACTCAAATTGCTGCAAGAGACAGTGATAACCATACATTCATCGCTAAATATCCTGGTGATCTTGGTAATTCACTTCAAATCAGTGTTTGCCCAGCAGATTCAGATACGGCAACTCAACCATTTGATAGTTGGACTTACAAGGGTAGCTTTGATGCTGCTCCAAGTACATCATCATATGCAGCTGGTAAGAGCGCAACGAAAGACGAAGTTCATGTCGCTGTAGTTGACCAAGATGGTACATTTACAGGAACAGCAGGTACTGTTCTTGAAACATATCCATTCTTATCACTCGCGTCAGATGCTAAAAATACAGACGGATCAAGTAATTATCTCTTAGACGTAATTAATAATCGATCTAACTATATATGGATGGCTGGCTTCGGTAATCAATCAAAATTCTCAACGCAAGCAGGTACAACTGCTCTGTCAGGTGAAAGTTTCTTACAGACTGTTGGATCTCCACAGGTTGAAAGTTTCTCACTTGTTAATGGTGTTGCTTCTGGAGCACTCGGTGCAGCTGAAGTTGCTACTGGTTTTGATTTATTCGAAGATGTAGATACAATTACAGTAGATTTCCTTATCGCACCTGGCATGAGTTCAAATGCGGATCAAGCGACTGTGGTAAACGATCTTGTAAGTATAGCAAGTTCAACGCGTAAAGATTGCGTTGTCAATGCTTCTCCAAGTCGAACAGCGATTGTAAATAGTAGTACGCCAACAACAGATGCTGTAGCAAGTGCTGATCTCTTTACAAGATCTTCATACTTAATTGTTGATAATAACTACCTTAAAGTATATGACAAATATAACGACAAGTACATTTTCATTCCTGCTGCAAGTTCGACAGCAGGTCTTTGTGCTGCAGCTGATCGTGATGCCGCTCCTTGGTTCTCGCCAGCAGGTCAACGTCGTGGTGCATATCTTGGTATTACTTCAACATCTTATGCTCCGACTAAAGCAAATAGAGACGTACTTTACAAAGCCGGTTTGAATCCAGTTGGAAATATACCTGGTCAAGGTATTTTACTTTTCGGTGATAAGACGTTCTTGGCAAGACCTTCAGCATTTGATCGAATCAATGTTCGTAGACTCTTCCTTGCTATCGAAAGAGCAATTGCAATTGCCGCAAGAAACGTAATGTTTGAATTCAACGATGAATTTACAAGAGCTGAATTCGTTAACCTCGTAGAACCTTTCCTCAGGGAAATCCAAGGTCGAAGAGGTATTACAGACTTTAGAGTCGTATGTGATGAAACAAACAATACAGCAGCAGTAATTGACCGTAATGAATTTATCACTAACATCTTCATTAAACCAGCACGTAGTATTAACTTCGTTACATTGAATTTTGTAGCAGTTAGAACTGGCGTTGAGTTTGAAGAAGTAGTTGGAACAGTATAGAAAGGATATAGATTATGGCTGTACTCGGAGTTGATGACTTCAAATCAAAATTAAGAGGTGGTGGCGCACGCGCTAATCTCTTTAAAATAACGCTTAACTTTCCTGTTTATGCTGGAGGTGATGTAGAACTTACATCATTCATGTGTAAAGGTGGAGCAATGCCTGCTTCTATCGTAGCGCCAATTGAAATTCCATTCCGTGGACGTCAATTGAAAATCGCTGGTGATAGAACATTTGATCCTTGGACTGTTACTATTTTCAATGATACAGGCTTTGAAGTTCGTGATGCAATGGAGCGTTGGATGAATGGTATTAATTCCCATTCACAAAATGCTGGTATTACGAATCCTGTTGATTACCAAGCTGATCTTATTTGTGAGCAGCTCGATAAAAATGGTGACTCGATTAAACGATACGATATTCGTGGAGCATTCCCGACTAACGTTTCTGAAATCGAACTAAGTTACGATGCCAATGATGCAATCGAAGAATTCACTGTTGAATTCCAAGTGCAATATTGGGAAGCAAGAACAACTAGTTAATTTAATTGGGTTACAGGGCATACGTCCTGTAATCCTCTTAAGATAATTGGGTTATATATAGATGTATGATAAAATATTTTACTGAGCATCCTCAAAGCGTTAATGAAACATATGTTCAACACCTGTTTCAAACAATAAAATTTGCTGGTATATTTTTTTTATCAGGAGTTGTAGTAATAATACATGGCGTATTTCCGTTTGCATTTAGCACAACTGCAACAGGATTACTTTTAGATTCGTTAAAAAATGCAAGACCGGATCTATTTGAAAAAGATAAGGATTAAAAATTGGCTAAAATATTTGGTTTCGAAATCAAGAGGGCTGGTAAAAACGGCGGAGATGGTAATAATGTTTTACCTTCTGTTGTACCTCCAGCAGGTGATGAAGGTGCTACATATATAACAGCATCAGGTTCACGTACAGGTCATTATCTCGATCTCGATGGTGATAAAGCCGTTGATAGTTATAACCTCATTCAAAAATATAGAGCAATATCACAATATTCAGAAGTTGATAATGCTATTGAAGATATCGTAAATGAAGCAATTGCTCTTGATCATGATAATGAAATCGTAAGTCTCCATCTTGATAATCTTGAAAATGTATCTGATAATCTTAAAGATGCTATGCGAGATGAATTTACTCACATATTAAATATGATGAACTTCAATAATTATGCTCATGATATTTTTAGACGTTGGTATGTTGATGGACGAATCGTATATAATCTTGTTGTTGATCCAAAGAACGAAAAAGCCGGTATCAAAGACGTACGGCCAGTCGATGGCGCTAAAATACGTAAAGTAAAAGAAGTTGATACGAAAAAAGATCCGGCAACTGGAGCCTCAATTGTAACAAAACAAACTGAATTTTACATTTACGACGAAAGCCCAGATTCTACAATTAAAAATACTCAGAATGCGATACGTATGTCTGCGGATTCTGTTGTTTATGTTTCTTCTGGTCTTACAGATTCAACATCATCACTCGTACTTTCTTACTTACAAAAAGCTCTGAAGCCAGTAAATCAACTGAGAATGATGGAAGACTCTCTTGTCATCTATCGTCTTGCTCGAGCACCTGAAAGAAGAATCTTTTATATTGATGTAGGTAATATGGCTCCAGGTCGTGCTGAAGGTTACATTAAAGATATTATGGCTCGTTACCGTAATAAGTTAGTATATGATTCAACGACTGGTGATGTTCGCGATGACCGTAAACATATGTCATTGCTTGAAGATTTCTGGTTACCTCGTAAAGAAGGTGGTAAAGGTACTGAAATAACAACTTTACCAGGCGGCGAAAACCTTGGCCAAATTGATGATATACTTTATTTTAAAAAGCGTTTATATGAATCTTTGAATGTTCCACTCTCAAGATTAGAACAAGATAATGCTTTTAGTTTAGGTCGAACATCTGAAATCACTCGTGACGAATTAAAGTTTCAAAAGTTTATTGATCGTCTACGTAGAAGATTCTCTAAATTATTCCTTGAAATACTTGAGACGCAATTGATTCTAAAAAGAATCATTACTCAGCAAGATTGGAATAAATGGCATTCAGACATTACAATCAATTTCTCAAAAGATAATCATTTTGCAGAATTAAAAGATGCTGAAATCCTCAATGAAAGAATCAATACTCTACAACAAGTAGAACCTTATATTGGTAAATATATTTCACATGAATATGTAATGAAAAATGTTCTTAAAATGGATGAAGACGAAATCGAAGATATGAGAAAACAGATTGATGTTGAAGCAACAGGTAAATTCTTTACTGAAATTAGAGATAGCCAGGAGCTCTCTGATCGCGTTACGGCATTGAGCGATCTTGAAAGTTATATTGGCAAATATATTTCAGTTGAATTCGCAATGAAAAATATTCTTAAAATGTCTGAAAAAGAAATAGAGGATATGAAAAAACAAATTGAGGCCGAAAAAGAAGAAATGGGCTCTAATAATGATGATGATTTTTAAAGGAAATAAATTATGTCGAATGAAAAAATAGCAGATTTTATTGATGATCTTGCAGCAAATAATATGAATCAAGCAAAAAATACGTTTAATGAATTAATTCAAGATAGACTATCAGTTGCAATTGATCAAGAAAAAGTAAAAATAGCGAATACGGTTTATAATCAAGCACCAACTACTGAGGTAGAAGCGAGTGTCGACGATACAAACGTTTAGTAATCATTTAAATACTCTTTTTGATATTGAAGATGAAGATACTTTAACAGAAGCAAAAGGCGATTCTTATCGTTTAGTAATTCTTGTTGATCGATCAGATGATGATAAAGGCGGAACATCTGGAAAGCTGTATTCTACTGCGAAAAAGCTTGGTATTTCCGCATATAACTGTAGAATTAATGGTGCTTACGTTCAAAGAGATCCTGATACTCAAAAGATCACTCTTCATGAAGAAGGTGATGATAAAGGTTTTGAGTTAAATCAAGATACGGTTGTATTTATCCGCGGTGATGTTACTTCAAGAGAATCTTATATGAATCTTATTACGCAAATTGAACGTTATGGGATATCTTGTAATAATAGTAGTGATACTATTAAAACTTGTTGCGATAAATTTAGATCTTATTTAAGACTTCAGGAAGTTGGCTTAAATCAACCAAGAACTGTTTTAATACCTAATGCTGAGAAAGAAACTGTCAAACGAGCTCATGAGCAGCTTGATAGTAAATTTCCTATGGTTATGAAAACATTATCAGGGTCTCAAGGTGTTGGCGTATTACTCATTGAGACTGAAAGATCACTTCAATCCCAGGTTTCTTTACTTTATAAAATTGATCCAAATACAGATCTTTTATTACAAGAATATATTGAACAGGATTATGATGTACGTTGCGTGATCGTAAATAATAAAATTATTGGTGCTATGAAGCGCAATAAAATCATTGACGATTTTCGTAGTAACGCAACGCAAGGTGCTGAAGTTGAGTTAATAAAGCTTACTAAACTTGAAGAACAAGAATGTATTAAAGCAGCAAAAGCTGTTAATGGTCAATGGGTCGGCGTTGATTTTATGCCAGGTAAAGATCGAAAGAAAAATAAGCCATATATTCTTGAAGTAAATCATAGCCCCGGAACAACAAATATATCAGAAGCCACTAATAAAGACATAGTAAAAGACGTATTAGAATTATATTACGATAAAGACATATGGCGTACTAGCGCAACTGAATGTGGTGTTCTTGAAACTTTTACCGTTGATGGTCAAAAAATGACTGGTAAATTAGATACAGGAAATAGTACATCTGTTTGCAGTCTTCACGCTGATAGTATTAAAATAGATGGAAAAGATGTCATATGGACAATGATGGGACAAGAACATCGTAGACCACTCTATCGAAAAGTGACGCTTAAGAAACCGGCTGAAACGAGACCGGTAATATTAATGGACATTGAGTTCTTGAATACGATATATGAAGTAGAAGTATCTCTTGATAAAAGAGTTCAAATACCATTTCTTATCAATCGCGAATTTATGCAAAGAGCAAATGTTATGATCAATCCAGCTCGTAAATTCTTATTAACCGATAAATTTGAATATTAATGAAAAAGTTTAGTGACATTCGAGAAACAACCGAAATACCTTCGCTAAAAGGTGTTCGCACAGATCTTGAAAAACTTAAAACTAAATTAATAGGCAAAGAATATACGCCGCAAAAAATAACTGATATGTTTAGTAAGGTAGGCTCAAAGCATTCTTTTGACGTAAATTTTATTACAAGTTCGGTTGTTGATCCTGGCCAAATGTTAGTCAATGCTTATTTTGATCCAGAAGAAGATGCGATTGAAGAGATTGCAATTGAAATTGAATTGGTATTTAATGATAAAGACAAAACGATAGTCTTATCCGAAGAAGGTTTTCAATGGCTTATACGAACTATTCTCGCTTCTATTACCCATGAAATGATTCATCAAAAACAGTATCGTTCAAGAGGCGGAATCAGAGGACGTGAATTCACTAAATTTAATTCTGATAGCAAAGACGTCCAAAAGGCTCAGGAATATTTAGGTAATACAGATGAAGTCGAGGCTTATGGTTTTAATATTGCAGATCAGTTAATGCGTTCAACAAAAGATTATAATAAAGCTCTTGATGTTTTACGTAGTGGCGCTAAAGATTCTTTAAAATATAGCCCTGATTTATTTGCGTATATAGTAGCATTTGGTGGTTCAGTAAATCATCCAATTATTAAAAGATTATTGAAAAAAACTACATTTTATCTCAATAAAATCAAAAATAAATACAACTAGAAAACTTAATTTTTATAAATAATATAAAGTTACTTTGCAGGAAAAATAATGAAAAGATTTAGACATCTTAGAGAAGCGTTAAAATCCGTATACGATAAAAAAATGGGTAAAATACGTGTTCAGATTTTTAAAGATTCTAATGATTCACGTTTACCTTTTGTCGTAAAAATTGATGGCGACGAAATGGATATGGGTTTTGAAACACTTGCAACTGCTATTAAAGTTGCAAAACTGACTACAAAAGAATTATAGGGAAATACATGTCTTATCTAATTAAACCAATAGCTACTGAAATTGCTGCTCCTACATCAAGTGGTACTGCGACTGATGTAAGTAATGCTCAATATGTTAGAATTGTTAATACCGCAGCAACAACTGCTCACTTGGTTACATTTGCTGGTTCATTTGCTGGTACAATGACAATCGCAGGTGGTGATACTGTATTAATCCAAAAATCAAAAGAAGATACTATCTTCGCTGCTAATGCGGCAGTTAGATTAGCAAAGGTTTCAATTTAATG